GTAGTAACGCCCGTGGTACTAAACCATGATACTCGATTATCTTCACTGTGTCAGAGTCTAGTGGCTCTGTTTCAGCCTCCTCTCCAATCTCAGCTTCAACGTCAGGGTGATTTCCAATGTATCCCGGTAAGTACGTCCCATTCTGTTGTTTTGTAATTACCGTGTGTCGTGGTACGTTTGTAATGTGAGCACAACCATATGCATCATCAATATTATCTGCTGCTGGATCAATAGCAAACTGGTCTGGAGAAATAGCCTTAAGGCCTACAACAAACTCTGTATTCTGCGTACCATCTGCGGAGGTTACAAGTTTATCCTCCGCAATTAACTTGGCGATACCTGTGCCATATAACGCACCATTCAAGAATGTTTCACTAATCGCCGCTGGTATCCCGTTCTTGTCAAACTCATCCAAGAGCTGACGGGTGTACTTACCTACGTCTTTATCCAGTTCCTCTCGCATCTGATTGATACGAACCATCGCCACCTGTTGTTCTTCTGGTGGTAGAGAGCCTATATCCGCCATTGCCCTCTCTAGTGCTTGTTTCTTTTGCTCACGCTCGTTGCTGTCATAGATGTCGTCTTCTATCTCAAACCATCTCTTACGCCCAAAAGTAGCTTCCTCTGCTTCTGCAACAGCTACTTCAACGGCTTGTTGCAAGGCTGGTGTAATGATCTTGGAACGCTCTTGGTCACGTTGTACATCTTCTTGTGACCATACCCCTCGCCATAGCCTATAATATTCTCTCCAACGAGCTAAATAGTTGGTATCCCGATGATCTTCCCATTCAGATACTTTTCCATAGACGTGACTAGCCAACGCAGAATTAGAATCTACAGTGCCTTCCAGTTCCTCATCATCTTGATATTCGTCAACTAATCTTAGGTCTGCCATATATTAAATCCCTGCGTAACTATCCAGTGGTTCCCATTCATCTTCGTACCCTTGTTCGTGTCCAGAATAATTCACTAAAGCTATCTGGTCTATGTATGCCAATGAATCAATCATGTCATCATGTGACATCGGATTTGGAAAGTCTATCAATTCATCCCGAAGTTCTTTTAAGTACGGGCCATTATTAAATTTAATTCTCCCGTTCTGTAATCTACCTTGAAGTGCCCAAGTAATTCTATCTACTTTCTTTTGACTTCCGTGAGTTGTCTCTACAATATTCGGGTATATACCCAAGCGCTTCATCTGATCCCTTAAATATGGATCAACTGCATTCTTTAATGCTCCTTTTTCGATGCCGACACAGGTAGGTCTGTATTTCTGACAAGCTCTGAGAATTTGTAGGCTTGTCTCACGTATACCCCACCGTCCGGTAATGATGTCATCAACATACCATCCATTTGTTCCAACTTTGACACAAGATATTGACGTTCTATCCAAGCGCTTAAGTTTCGCGTTAAGATTACCAGCAACGTCTGCAAAGCCAGCCAGATCAACACTGATAAACCAAGTACCATCGTATGCTCGATCATTATCTTCCTCCACCTTGATGTACTCTTCTTGAAAGATGTTACCACCGAAGGACTGAAATGAAGCCTCAAATTCCTGCTTAAAAGATTGTTGAGACATCGTATTACGAGCTGACTCGATTTCTTTCGCATCTAGGAAGGGGTTATCAGTAGATAAGTAACTAAATGTTTCCCACTCATTATCTTTGTCTGCTTCTACAAACAGGTCATAGAAATGATTCTTCCCTGCTGGAGTACCGATGAACAATGCATCGCCCTTGACATCTGCAAGGGTTGGTCTGAGGATTTGTTCCCAAACTTCAGGTCGCATTGAAGCATATTCATCCAACACAACGAAGCTAAGACCCACACCACGGAGAGTATCAGGGCGATCAGAACCTTTAATATGTATTCGTCTACCATTAATGAGTGTAGCCATTCCAGTATTTTCATAAGTCTGCGTAATTACGTCACCACCTAGTTCCTTTAGAAGACCCCACATAATGTCTTTACCTTGCTGGAAGGTTGGGGCCACATAGTACACATCCTTTCCCTTTAGGCTATACCCATGACTGTTTTCTTCTTTTAATCCTTCAAGGATGAGCATAACAGCAGAAAGGTATGACTTGCCAAAACGTCTACCCGCTGCTACGACCTTGAATCGTGCATCTGACTCAAATATCTCTAACTGAGCTGGATGGAGGTTGAAGGTTACTTCACTCATTACTACCACATTCCGTTTTGTCTTGCTTTCTTACATCCAAACAACCATGTTGCAAGGAACCAGTATCTTGATCTAAACCAGCGCCCCTCTGACTTGAGGATGTCGGAAAGGACACTAGAGGCTTGCCAGTTAGTGACAGGTGTACCGTCACTCCATGTCCCACCGTCACATAGGAAATCGTGCACCCACCAAGAAAGGGAGTCAATATCAAAAGCCCCACTAGCCCCATCTGACATATACCCGATTGGTATGTGAACATCTTTCTTATACCTCTCTGAGTAGTAGTAGACTGGTTGCAGGAGTTTATATTTGTACTCCGGGTGTAGTAGCTTGGTGTAGTGTGGTATCCTGTAATGTTTATAATAGTTCGTCACAGATAGAAGTATTCCTGTTTACCTGTAGCACAGTTCCTAACTCCAAACCAACGTGCCTTACGTGCTTTGGGCCTAACATCTACATGCATACCCCATCTAGGTTTCCAGTGGGGGTAAATACCAATGCCACCGAATCCGATGGCTTTGGCAAGTCTGAAACACTTCTTAACATCATCTGTTGCTGGCATGATGTCAACTGCAAGCACTCCTTTATGCCTGTCTACATTGTGATAAGAACCGCTTCCTGCTCCCATATGCCTCCCTATCGCACCCTCCGCTGGAGAGATAGAGATGGGCCTGTCAAGCCTCTCCCGTAGCTCATCGAGTTTCTCTAAGAGTTCCGGGTGCATTAGATCGAACCACCCCCTAAATTCATCTTTAGTGAAATGTTTCACAGTAAGTTACCCTTTTGCTCTTCCGCCTGTTCGCGCAGTTTGTCGTTTCTTACGACCTTTTGTACTAACTGCGTTCTTTGCAGTCGGCTTCTTTCTAACAGAGCTTGTGAGCGCCTCTTCTTGCGCTTCACGTTTGAGTCTTTCTTCCTCACGGATTTGTTCAAACAGCTTAACTCTTGCTTCGTTTCTTCGTTGTTTTGGATGCACGTTTTGGCCCTCCCTTTGAGCCACCTTGTTTGTTACTGGTCTTTCGACTCTGAACACTTAGGTTGCTTCTGGAATTATTCATTGCGTTGCCGTCTTTATGGTTGGCAACTTTACCATCGCCTCTCTTAAGACCTAACTTACGTCTGGCTTTATTGCGGTTATTCCGCATATTCTTCCGCTGTCGGGTCTCTTGAAGACGTTCCCGTGTATAATTGCGTTTTCGTGTTGCCACTATGGTCTCTTGCCCGTCTTATTCCACTTATTCATGTATTGAGTAAGTGAAAGACCTGAAGCCTTTAACTGCTCACGGGTTACGTTAGCCAATTTACCACGCTTTGTGTTAACTGTTTTACCACCCTTACCAGTTACAGTTTGTACCTTCTTAGCAGCTTGCTTCTTCTTCTGAGCGGAGGAGTAGGATTTGATCTGCTCACGTTGAGTACTATCCATTCTCTTCTTGATCTCTTTTGATTTGGCAGTTTGCTTGTTCTTGGTAGCCTGTTTCTTCTGGGCGCGTTCAGTCTGAGTCATACGATTACGAATCTTACGACTCTCCATATCCTGAGTACGTTTAACAGTCCTAGCTTTACGAGCCTTTTCATCCTGACGCTTCTTGTAATCAGCTTTAGCAGCGACTTTCTTAGTAGTCATTGCTTTTTTCTGACCAGCTTTACTTCTACCACCAGTAGATTTATTAGCAGCAGTACTCTTCCGCTGTTGCTCGTTAACCCTAGCAACCGAACCCGACCAACTCTGACGAGTAGGCTTTACGTTGCTACGCCTACGCATCAGTCTTTACCTTGTGACCCACGATTATGGCCTGGAACTTTACTAGCAGATTTCAAACCACCATCATCTGGTTTAGCATGGCTAACTGAGTTTCCCTTA